ATTCTGACATACGCGCCTGAATCGGTTCCAATTCGTTGGCCGAATATATTTGCGCAGCCTCTCTGATCGATCCAAATCCGCCCGCGTTCTGAGGCACAATCCCCATCAACTGCGGCGGAATCCGCAGGCTCGCCAACACATCATCCCGCGTCTGATTCTTGATCGAATTGAACTCATCCTTCGCCGCAACCTCGCTGACCGGTATCAGCTGGATCCCGTCCTTCTTCCCAGTCGGCGAGTAAACGAACAGATTGCGAAAATTCCCAGGCCCTTTCGATTCCTTCAGCGCCTTCCGCAAAGCATCAATATCAGCCTCCGTCTGCGCCGCATCGGTCATGTAAAGGATGAACCCCGCATGGCTGCCATTCTCGTAATACTTGCGCCGAAACAACGTTGCCGACTCGTTCAACAACGCCGACTGCAACGCACTGATCCACTCCGGCAACCCATAAATCTCCTGATGCAGATCCGACTCGCGAAGGTGAAAAATGCTGTCCGGCTCAAACACATGCTCATCCTTCCACCCACGCACCTGGTAAAACTGCCCGTCCGGCCCAGCACGCATGTACTTGGCCAATGGCGTCTCCAGCTTCCGAACCCCGCCCAACCGCGACCGACGCCCCTCGAAATAGCCATTGCCCAGGCACAGAAAGTCCAGCGCGAATTGCTCAAACGAAGCACGCGACAGTAACGGGTGCGGAATAAACGTCTTGCTCAACAGGTTGCGCTTGAACATCAACCCCGAATGCAGATGGACACTCGCCCCCACCGACCGGGCCAGCCCATCCAGCGACAACGGCGGCTCATACCACCGCCCGTTGAACCAGCATTCCAGATAGTCGAAAACCTCCCGACCACCCAGCACCGGCGTCGGCTCGCCGAAGGAAAAAACCTGCGTCCCGGCGCCTATGGCGGGTGTAGTCGCATGCAACGTCTGGTTGGCCAGTTGTTCAGTCATCAGTAAATCTCCATGCGCCCGGTGTTGGCAGTGGTCTGCCCCTCAAGCGGTTCGTGGTGCAATGCGTGAAAGAGCGCCCAGGCCAGGTCGGCGTGGCCGGTGTTGTCGTTGCGGCCGGCGGTGTAGGTGTACTGGCGCCCGCCGGCGGTGACGGTCTTGCGGATCGCCATCAGCGACTGGGCCATGTCGGTCCAGCCAGCGTCGAATTCGAGCCGGCCCTTGTGGATTACGTCGTAGGCCTTGAGTACCAGGCGGGTTTTGACTTCGGGCGAGTAGCTGAAGGTGGTCACCGCCGGGAAGAACTGGCGCACCAGCTGGGCCACGCCGCTGCCCAGACCGGTGACGTCGATGCCGATATACGTCACCCAGTACCGGTCGCAGACGCTCTTGATGAATGCGGCCTGCGCGGCGAAGTCCATGCCACGGAACTGGTGACGTTCGAGGATGCGGAATTTACCACCCGGTACCAGCGGCGGCGCGACCACCACCATGCCGGAACAGTCGCCCGTCTCGGCCGGGTCGTAACCGATCCATACTTGCCGGTCGCCGAACGGGCGCATGGCGAAGGGTTTGTAGTCCTCGGCCCACTCGACCCAGCTGTCCACCATGCTCGACTGCAACAGCGTCAACGGGAAGATGCTCGCGCCGTCGTCGACGAACTCGCACATCAGCAGGTTGGCGAACGCCTCGGGACTGTATTCGCGGCGCAGCTCTTCGATGTCGAACAGGTCGCAACCGCCCCGCTCCGCGTCGAGGATCGTGACGATCTGCCGCCACAACCGATCATCACAGAACCGGCCCTGCTGGAGCGCGCCGTGGGACACATCAACCTTCGTATGCTGCGCGGCGGGCTTGCCCTTGTTGAAGCGCTCGCCCGTCCAGAAGGTGTAAGCCTCGTGGGCCATGCTCGACGGCGTGGAAAAGTAGGTCTTGCGCCACTTCTTGTGCATCGCCATGCCCGAGGCGACCTTGTTCAGCTCCTCGAACTTGAACGTCCAGAAGAACTCATCGAAGTAGAAATTGCCGTGATAGCCCTGGGCAGTGCGGGCGTTGGTACCGAGGAAAAACAGCTCGGCGCCGTTGGGCAGAACGATGGGATCACCAGTCAGCTCGACGCCGATAATCTCGCGGCAGAACGCCTGAATGTAGCCCCGGAACAAGTAGGCCTGGTTCTTCGAAGCCGACAAGAAAATCTGGTTGCGCCCGGTCTCCAGCGCATCGATGAACGCCTCGCGAGCGAAGTAATAAGTCGCGCCGATCTGCCGGCTCTTGAGGATGACGCGGGTGCGCTGATTGCCGGCGCGGTACCAGTCCTTCTGGTAGTCGAAACAGCCATCGATGAAGGCCTCACGCAGCAGTTCGATCTGGTCTTCGTCAATCTCGTTCTTGACGGCCTTTTTCTTCGGCTCGGCGTTGCGCTTGGCAAGGTTCGGATTAAGGTCAGTTTCGGTACCGCCACCTTGAAAGCGCTGAATTCGTGCCTGCCGCTCCAACTGCCGGTGCAACAGATCAATCTCTTTGAAGTCGCCGCCGCTTTTCCCTTCTTTCAGGATCAGTTGCACCAACCGCGCTTCCAGTGCCCCGCCAATGCGTTCGACATTGTCCGCCCGGTCCCACTCATCGCGAGCCTTCCAGCTGTGTAGCGTTTTTTCCTTTTCGCCCGTAGCCTCGGCGATCTCGCAGATACGCCAACCCATCCAGTAGAGAAATTTGGATTGGCGGCGTGGGTCGATAGGCAACAGTTCGGTCGTAGTCATGGCCGCGATGCTGCCGCCCGCACGCGCGAGGCAGTACTGCTACGACTTGTAGCTTTACAATTAACAATTAATTATAGAAAGCGAAGCCGAATAGCATTCAACTGTTCGGCTTCGTAAACGCCACCTAAATTAGATTAGATTTAAAACCTGTATCACTCATCATCCGCATAGATAATCCCCACATTTGCAGTATACGAACCGGTTCTGCCCGACACTTGGCTCATTATTTCTTCAGGAGTGTCATCACGAAAATTCACGATATGCCCAACAAGGACCCCGTCATCCGTATATTCCGCCTCCTCGCTTTCCATCCATTCCTCAAGATCTTCCACACTGAGGTCTGTTGCTTGAGCCAATAGATCCTCAAATGTCTCTTGATGCCGCACTCCCTGTACCGGATATAAAACCGAGTCGTATTTCGATGGTAGCAATGCGAACTCGCCCCACCCTAATCCGCTTATAGCAAGGCCGGTACCACTTTCGGAAACAGCACCGTACATCATCAATACCCTGCCAACTGCAGCCTCTGTAATGCCATGCTCAATAGAATCGCGAACCGTCATTTTTAACGTAAAATCTTGGTACTCGCTATTATTCTCGTACTCAATCCTAGTCATTTGAATATTTGTAGGATTACCTTCCCCCATGATCCGTATTCTTTTTACGCGACCGTAATACAACTTTGGAACATCATTTACTGCAACCACCCTAGAAACCTCTACCAAAGCATCGCTCAATAGCTGCGGATACTGAGCACCCGGAAGGAAGTAGTATTTATGGTAGTTTTTGTCAAACCTGATACATAGACCTCGAACCGTAGTAATCCGGCTAGGCAATTTAACTTGCTCACCGTTATGGCGACGAATCGGGACATCGGCTAAATCACCATTAACATCTTCTACAACGGGACCGGTATAAACCTGCCCCGGTAATTGAGGCGCGGCGGGTTTTTCTTTCATAAAGCTTTTTACAACAACCAACAATTCGTCATCGACCGCTTGCTTGGCTTCCTCCTCATTGGTGAAGCGCAGTCCATCACGTTTTTTCACTCTCAGTCCACAATTAGGTCTGTGTTTTCGACTGTGGGCAAAATACGCAGCGCGACCGTTGGAGTCTTTTTCACCTTCCTCCGGTGAGCGAAACAACCCGACGCAGCACTCGGGACAAAAAATGGCCCCCTTCATACTCGGTTGGTATTCAGATGTGAGGATTGATTTAGCGGTCGCTCGAAGAGTCGTTTTATCACCAACCCCATACACCCATCCAGGGAGAAAATAGGCAAATTTGATTCGATTACTTTCTGCTTTTCCCGACGTAGCCATCTCAAAATCCTTTTCACGATTCAGTGCATTGAGCCTTGATAATGGCATAAAAACATCACCTTCGAACCCGTGGGCTTTTTTCCACCTCTTTGTACCGCCCTGCCCTACAGTCCCGCCTCATTGCCGCAACTCGCGCGCGTCACGACCATGCCCTTCATCGCAACGCACTGCTTACCCAACAGCAGGCGCCCCAAGCAATGAGGATTCCCGGCATGAAGAAATTTCGCAGCAACTGGTTCCGCGTCGCCGTCGAGGGCGCTACCTCGGACAAGCGCACCATCAAACGCAGCTGGCTGGAACAGGCCGCGAAGAACTTCAACCCATCCACCTACGGCGCCCGCATCTGGCTGGAGCATTACCGTAGCGTAATGCCGGACAGCCCATTCAAGGCCTACGGCGACGTGCTGGCCGTGAAGACCGAAGAAGTGGACGTCAACGGTCAGAAGAAACTGGCGCTGTTCGCCCAGGTTGAGCCGACGTCCGATCTGATCGCCATGAACAAGGCAAAGCAGAAGATTTATACGTCCATCGAAATCGACGACAGCTTTGCCGATACCGGCGAGGCGTACATCGTCGGGCTCGCGGTCACCGACTCCCCGGCCAGCCTCGGCACTGATGTCTTGGCGTTCTCAGCCCAGAAACCAGACGCCAACCCGTTTAAGGATCGCCACTACTCCGCGACCTCAATGTTCACCGAAGCGCTGGAAACCGAGCTGACCTTTGAAGAAATCGAGGACAAACCAAGCCTCGGCGCTCAGCTGTTCAGCAAGGTGCAAATCCTGCTCGGCGGAAAACAGGCCAAGGATGACGCCGAGTTCTCGCAGATCAGCCAAGCCGTCGAAGTCGTC